TGATTCTTAATCAGACCAGTAATAACAAGAGTAGGACTATTACTAATACCTACGGGTAATTCATCTGCAACTTGGGCTATCTCAGAAGCAGTCTTCTGATTCACCAGTTTAATCTCGGCAATATTTTTATCCTTCACACTCTTCATCATACCGGCAATAGAGCTAGTAAGATTATTCCCTAAACCTTCTGGAATAGTATCCCCTGTTTGAGCAAGTTCAGTGACTATCTGCTGATCTACTAATTCCATTTCTTTAGTAGTTTTCTCAATTTGGGATGCGGTTAAATCTTTTTGATTCTTCACTAATCCCTGTACATTAGTAGTGGAACTTAGACTAACTCCTGCTGGAAGTACATCCACGATTTGAGCAAGTTCTGTAGCCGTCTGTTGAGAAATGAAAGCCATCTCTTTAGTTGTTTTCTCAATCTGAGAAACCGTGAGATCCTTTTGATTTTTAATCAATCCAGTAATACTTACAATAGGGCTATTACTTATCCCTGTAGGAAGGGTGTCTACGATCTGTGCAAGCTCTGTAGCAGTCTTTTGCAGGGTGAACTTAATCTCTGCATCACTATGGAGCTTCTGGCTTCCAATGAGTCCTGTAATTGTTGTGGAACTGTTATGCCCAATTCCTGAAGGAATGTGATCATCAGTCTGAGCCAATTCGGTAACAATCTGCTGGTCTGCAAGTTCCATCTCCTTATTCGTCTTGGATATCTGTGAAGCACTTAATGCCTTCTGATTAGCCACTAAACCTTCTACAATGGTATCTCCATTAAAGGCTAAACCAAGGGGTATCTCATTATCTGTTTGGGTCAATTCTGTAACCGTCTGCTGACGAATCAATCCAATCTCTGCATTCAGCTTATCCACCTGAGTATTACTTACAAGATACGATACAGAGGCTTGCAGGACTGCTGAGATAGCTCCTAAGTAAACATTAGAATATTCCTTACCTGTGATTCTATTGGCGCCATACTCTTCATCTAAATGGAGCTTGACGGTCTTCATCAGGATATCAAAGATACCCGTACCCTGGAGGCTCTGTGTGGTCAGTAGACCCACATCAGGAGCCGTAGGAGTAGCTGCACCTACATTAATTGGAGTGATTGTCAGAGTCATATAAGATCCTAGTCAATACTATTGGTAATGGCCTGCTTACGTGCAAGCTCAGCGATTTCATCTTGAGTAAGGTTAGGAAGCACCTCAATGGCAAATTCTTTAATCATCTTACCCTTCTGGGTTACTCGTCCATTGGGATGAGTGACAGAAGACCACACCTGGCATTGGCGTTCTTTTAAATGGTGAAGAATAATGTTAGGTACGTGATATCCTTCCGTAGCATTAAAGGGGATGAACTTCTTTACTGATCCAATAATAGAATTACTCACCGAGATAATCTCTCCAGGCCAGTCTTTCTTATTAGGATTCATACAGGTAATGTTCACTCGAATTAAACGGGTAGCATCTTTACGCAATCGTTGAGCCATCTCTGATTCAGTTTCAGGAACTATCACAGGAGAGGCTACAGGGACTACTACAGCATCTTCTTTTACTTCAGGTGCCTTCATCAAGGCTGCTTCAATCTTAGCCGCTAACGTGGCTACACCTACTGAGGGGTGAAATTTAATACCCATCAAAGTAGCCCGTTCTTTCAACAGGGTAATCTCATCTGCGGGTACGTATACTTCCTCTACATCTGATTCATTTGGCTCAATGGATTCATTTACTTCAGTCATTATGTATTCCTTTAGGAGATCGCCTAGTTTGTGTCAGGCTACTTTAGAGTAAAACCCCCTACCTTATTAGGGTAGGGGGTCGGTTATCACTTATCTGTTACCACTGAGCAACTGTTTTAATTAAAGCAATCCTTTCGCTCCGAAGACACATAAATCCGTAGTACCATTTGATACTCATGAAACCAGTCTCACCAAATGGATCGGTCTTATCAGCAGTAGCCTCACCTGGAGATTTCTTGATGATCTTGAACTTGGTAGACTTACCATCCGTCTGGAAGCCAATGGTGGTGAATGACTCATTACCAATGACCAGCATAGGATACACATCGTACTTAGAGTTCGTGGTGCGATAACCTAAATTCGCAGTTGCACCAGAACCCTCAGCAGCACCTACACCAGCCCAATGCATCATCTCAGGAACTACACAGATACGGAATGAGCCAACAGTACCAATCTCACCATTCAGAGGACTACCGGCAGCAGCATACTTAGCCAGAGGAATAAAGGCAGGAGCACCAAAATGATCCGTCATCTTCTCGATGGTTGGGATCAATTCAGAGCCAATATACATAATACGCGCAGCATTGATTACCTTGGTATCGGTCATCTGAGAACCAGTGATAATCTTGGTATTCTTAGGACATCTGTTATTATCCAGCTCAATGGAGAGTTTCATCAAATCTGCATACTTAACTTCAGACACAGTATTTGCAGTAACACCCGTCATGGTAGCGTTACTCATGGCAGCACCAGCATACCGAATAACACCGGCAGCATTCAGAAGATCAATCTGCAAAGCATCTTCAGTCAGCTCATTGGCACCACGAAGCATCTCACGATTGATGTGCATTTCAAGCTCATCATCGGTATCGAAGTTAAGGGACTCTTCTGACCATTCATCAAAGAAACCAAACTTAGCCAGAGTACCCTGCAATTCAATACGCTTGAAACCAACACGGTTAACTCGTCCACCTACTTCACTCAAGGCAGGCATCTTGCCGGTGATATAACCAATGTCTTTACTAGATCCATACATATTACCAGAGCCAGCAACAGAGGCGTTCTGAGTAAACCGATATCCTAGGTCATACATGGAATCAGGCCCACCACCATCAAGGATAGCCAGAGCATAGTCAGCAACAATAGACACATGGGCCATGGCAGCATAAACTGTGGGGAAATAGCCTTTAATCCAGTCAACTACGCCTAACTTAGCAGCAGCTATAGCAGTGGCATCATCAGTACCAGTACCAGTAAAGTATTTAACATCGCCTTCGCCAGCAGTACCCGTAGCATCAGGGAAAGCTACTGCAATGGTACACTCATTCACTACAGACAAACCAGCAGCATCAATGCCCTGGTCATTCATATTCCTATCGTCCAGCATAGGCATATAATGGTACTGCTTAATGGTCTTACCCATGTTTTTAGGCATGGTGGTAGTATCAGCCAACTGCCCGAAGAAGGTTTCTTTAACCTGTTCAATGAGAGCTTTCTTTTTAAAGAAATCAGTACGTAACTGAGTACCGATAGAAGACGGGGAACTAGGAGGAGCGTTATAAATCATACCCATGATATGTTTTCCTTATATAATTTTATTTAAAATGCTGAATACTTAGTTTCTCAAACTCTTCATCCGACATGGCTAAAGGATTGATCGTAGTAGTGACAGGTTTTCCACTGGTCTTCCTGGTAGAACTCACTGCCTGTTTACGATCCTTACGAGCACTATCATCCACGGGAGTTTTAGTCGTAACTACGGGTGGGGTTGCTTTCTGATGGGCAAATAATCCTTGGGCTTCCAACTGATCACCCATGGCCTTATATGCATCCAAATCAGAGAGTCCTTGTAGTCTTCCAAACCTACGCTCATGTTCAACAGCGTTAGCCACTTGATCATAAATGCCATTAGCCACCTGCTCATTGATTATCGAAATAATGTGAGGGTTGCCTGCAATGACATTACGACTTGCTACATCCCATTTCTCCACCAGGACATTGAGAGTTTTGGCGTAGGATGGGCTTTCCTGAATTGACTCCAGTACTGCATCCAATTCCATCTCTGTATCACTGACAGCACGAACCTGGGGTATGTACTTCGTTTCATTCTCGGTATCGATATCTAAAGGATCAATACCGCTATCCTTCATCAACTTGGTAATGGCTGCTGGATTCTTAGAATGCAGGTCAATCAGATAATTGATCTTATCTGGATCAAGTAAGTCATTCTTCTCCAGCAGCTTCACGATCTTTAAAGATGGTTTTAAACCAGCCATCTTCTTATGATAGTTCGCCCCCATCTGCATAAGGGACATGGCATCTTCAATACTCTTGGCTTGGATCTGAGTCCCATTAGCCTTAAAGGGAGCCATGAGTTTCTCATACTCACCCTTGTAATCAATAACAGGGGCTTCAGTATCCGGTGTAACAGGAGTATCCTTTGTAGCGTCTACAGGAGCCTTCGCACCATCTTTAGAGGCTTTATCCTCTACAGGTACCTTCTCATCCTTAGATTCAGTGGTGGTACCTTCAACACTCTTATCTTCAATAGCACTCTCAGATGCTTCATCCTTGGTGTCGTCATCCGTACCTTCATCAGTGGTATCTGGTGTATCAGAAGGTGCACCTGATGAAGAATCCGCTTCAATGGTGGGAGGGGCCATCTTAGAGAATTCTTCATCAGACATACCAAGTACGCTCTCACTCGCACTCTCGGATACTTCTACGTCTTCCTCAATAGCATCAATAGGTTCAGCCATTACAGAGCCTCCCTAAGAATTACTTCACGTTCACGCTCATCAGCATCTATCTGGGCAGATGCAGCAAATCCTTCTGCTGTTACGTATTGCATGTACTGGCTCAACTGACCAATGGCATTCAACTGTTTATCCATAAAGACCTGATTCAATTCATCCTGCTTCTCTGGATTAGCTTTAGCTTCCACTAGCCATAAGGCATTTCTCTTCAGGTATGTCTCAACAAACACCAACTTAAAATCTACATTATTCCGTAGACGAGTCAGGGCTTCTGCTAAGGCAATCTTCTCTCTTGCCTGTTCAATGGATATCTCGATCTGTTCCAGTTCCTGTTGTGCTTGCATGTGATTCCTTTGTGTCCTCTCACCCGTGTATGAGTGATGAGCTAGTTAAGGGTTAATTGATCCAAGAAGATCAATCCTTATGGTTTAGCCTCACCCTTAGCAGGCGACAAATGCGCCTCTACTAATTTAGAGGCCATGTCTGCATTCTTGCCGTGTATCTGTTGATCCATCTTATGCCCATGGATCTTATCTAACTTCTGGAGTTCTCTTTCCTGATGAACACCACTTTCCTGCTCGATGTAATCCAAGTCTTGACTGTCAGATTTGCTGCTAAGATTTCTAGCCTTGGCCTGTTCAGCAGCACTCCTGGACATATTCAACTGAGCCTGTGTCTGTTCCTTGGCTACCTTCTGTCCATCCAATGCAGCAGTGGCATTATGCTTAACGGTCAATGACTGCTCTTTAGCTATCTGTGCTTCCAGTAAGGCTATCTCTAATTCAGCCTTCTTCATTGCCATTGGATCAGGCTTTGGTTCGTACTCTTCCAACTTCTTAGCCAGATCAGGCATCTTCCTGAGTCTTGCAATATCTGCCTGGATCATCCGACGAATAGCAGGATCATCATTCGGCCCAGTGGTCTGGAGCATAAAGGCTAATTCCTCAGCCTTCTGATTGTCCTCTTCAGCAGTAGATATGCTTAACTGAAGATCAAATGTTCCTGCCAGATCATCTCTACGCACAGCCACAAACTCGGTATCAGTAATGCGAATGACTTCCTCATCTGAGAGGAATTCTGCGTTCATACTGATAAACTTTCTGCCTATCTGAATGATCCCTGTAGCCAGTCTCCGAAGAATACCCAACTCCCTCTTACTGGCAGCATCCAAGGCACTACGCCCATTAGCAGCAGTAGTGCCTAAACTGGCACCTGAGATACCACTACTGAAAGCCTTCACACCAGTAAGGCTCTCCGCATCTGCATTCTGCATGTTGATCATGTTGTAAGCAGACTGTGGTATCTCAGGATAGGTATGGGTGTAGATTGCTTGTCGGGGATCAACCGTAGCATTAAATTCATAGTCATCACCCCGCTTGAACTTGCGTTGATTGGTGACATCCAGCAGGTCTTTACGTATTCCTGTCTGACCATTGGCAGACTTACCAAGGAGATCAATCATGCCCCTGGTAACAGCTCCAATGATCTTCTGGTTATCTTCCAGTAACTCACCATCAGGTTCACCGAAGATGGATCTACGTACCGGCATATAAACAGCAACCACAAAAGGGGGCCTACGATCAGGATAGGGATTCAATTCCAGACGAATGATGGTGTCATTGACCCAGGCACAGA